TCGGCGCTTACGCGACGGGGGGCCATTACCATACCGGGTCTTGGCGACCCTGTGTGGTATCTGGGATTCGATCCCGAATCTCAGAGGCTACGTCTTCAACCACCGTGACCGTCAGGGCTTTTGCCTTGGCGGCCCACTTTCTCAGGCTCTGGATCCCGCCCCACCGACTAAGTCGGCGGGCAGGACGGAACTTGAGAGAGCGGAACACGGTGGTTGTTCTTGTCCTCTCTGGTCTACCTCCGTCCCTCCTCCGTCGCACTTTCTTTCCATCCTGGATGAATCGAAGCTCCTGTTCAGTGAGCATCGACCCATAGATGGCGAGTTGTGCGACGGTGACGCGTTCACCGTCAGGATCCCTGACAGTCGACATCTCTTGTTGAACAAGTTTTGTCGCCTGCCAGTACTCCTGTGGCCGGTAAGCGCGTACCAGAGGGCGGGGGTAGAGGCCCCCCTCACGGAATGGTGCCTTGCAGTTAAGCCCGCTTGCCTGCTCGAATGTTGGATCTCTGGAAACCAGAGCCCCCAGCCGGGCGCGAAGGCCGCGCGAAACTGCAAGGCCTCTTCCCAGGTAGCCAAGTCCCCCGATCTCCGCCGGAAGGTGGAGCCGCGGGTCCTTGACCAACCATGGGAAGAGCGTCTTCATCACTCTCTCCTGCCGCTTGAGGTACCGATTGCCACATCGGGACTCAGCCAACACCGGGGCCTTCAAGCCTGGTGCCGGACAGGGGGGAGCAACGAAGACAGCCATTCCGCTCTCGTTCTTTCTCGTGCGTACCCCAAGTACCTCACACATCGTCCACGAGGTGGGCGATCTGAAGGTCTTGGGGCGGTTCAGCGAGCCACCAACGGCAGTGACTGCGCAGTCGTAATCCGTCAGCTGAAACGCGCTCCTATCAAAAGGCGCGCCAGCCCAAACCGGAGAACGACCAACGCCGTCGTCACCGTGATGTCTCGAGGAACTGAATGCCTGGCTGGCCCAGGCATTTACCCACGAGAGAACAACGAAAGACAGAGGGGTGCCCATCGGACTCCCTCTTCTCGCGAGCTGCTTGGTCCCATCCCAGGACCATTCAGCAAGCGGTTCCAGTCCAAGCGAGCGTCGCGCGAGGGGAAGATCAGCAGGCCTGATCAAACCCCGCGACGCCAGGCCTTGGATGACCACATCTATTGCGTCGTGACTGAGTCCGTCGGTGGCCTTCGAAAGGTCGACGGAGTGGAACTCAGTCCCATCGCGGTAGCCCAGACCAAGCGGAGTCTTACCGTCCTGAGATCCCACCACCCAATGGCCAGGGGCCAGGAGGTGATGGGATCGTCGGATCCAGCTTCCCTCGATGAAGGTCAACGCGTCGGGCACCCCGATGACGCGGATCTTCAATCCAGGGGCGCGCAGGGCGTGTGCGTCGGACACCGGGGGCAGGCCCTTTCGGGCCCGCTCTCGGCGCAAGACAAGCACCCCTACGCAACGGTAGGACTCGTCGAAGTCTGGGGAGATGCCTCGAGCAGGCCTCAGGATTATTCTCGCTCGGCTCAAACAGAACCGGCCGAGGGAATCCTGAGCAAGGTGAGAGACTTCATCATAACGAAGTCCCTCAGCCTCAGCTGCATACCCGAGACGTCTCAAGTGGCCATCCAAGCCGCCGTGAGAGGCATTGCTCTCACGACAACTGGACGTGGAAGAGGGGAGCGCTCGTGGAACTCTCAACCGCTTCTTGTCAGACCGCCGTGGGGCGGCGACGAAGGCGCGAAGAGAGCCGAGCGCCCAATCCGATGTGGGATAGCTCCGGCTCGCGACCAGTCGTGCCTCCTCGAGTGCCACTGCAACTGCCTCCACAGGCGGTTCGGGCAGGGCTCGAGCAAGACGACTGAACGCGAAGCCGTCAGTCGGTCTTCTCTCGGCCATACGGCAAAGGGCCTTCCGGACATCCTTTCGGATTCCGGAAACGGTAGGGCCCCCACCGTGTGCTCGCAGAGAAGAATGACGGACGGCGTGGCACAACGCCTTCAGCACAGTGGATTGCCAGACAAAGCCTCGCGGCCTCGTACGGACATACCACTGGTGAAGGAACCATGCCACCCGGAGCGAATCCCAGCCAGAGTGGACAAGACCAGCCCAGCAAGCTGTCCAAACTTGCTGGGTCGGAGACGCATCGCCTCCACGGTGTCGGG